GTTAAAGAAATTAGGTTTGTTTCTGATGATTAGTTTCTTAATGTTGTCAATGAATACTCCAGCCTAATGGTCGAACGAGTTAAACAACTGGAATGAGGGATGGAGAAAGCTTTTACCAGGTTATACCGTTACTGATCCTTTAATTGCAGCGCCGTGGGATTGGGGACGAAACGTGCTAACTGGAGCGATGGCTGAACACGAGGAGCTCCAAATATTCAAATATCGCATAGCAACTATTGAACAGCAATTGCAAGAAGCTATGGAAGAAGCTAATAAAGCAAATGCCGAGTTAGAACGACAATTGTCCATTACAGAAGAAAANTTNNGNATGTTGCAAGACAATATGAATAAAGAATTGTCACGTTCTTACAGTAAAGGTTATACCAGAGGAGGCATCCTTGGCTTTGTGCTAGGTTTTGGAATAGGATACTTGACTAGTGATTAGGGAGGTGGTATAATGTCGGATAAGAAAGTAACACTTACGAAGAAGCAAGCAGTTTTTATTGCAGCTTTGGTTGTTGTGATGGCTATAGTCTTGTTGCTGGGTGCGTAGCGCACAGTAGGGCTGAGGTTTTACTCCTCCTCTCCTCAGCCNATCCGAAGGCGGGGTCGAAAGATCCCGCCATTTTTAATGCAAATTGAGTCTCGAGACCTAATAAAAACCCCTTGACGTAAAGAAATACAGATATATAATATAAGCATAAAGCAAAATAAAGTTGTAAATGAATTAGTAAAAAAGGAATCATAACCATAAAAGGAGGTGATATAATGCGAAAAAGACCACATCCGTGTAACCGATACCAAGACTACGAGCGTGAGACAAACCTAGACGAATACGAGTACAAGAAAAGAAGGTTTGAGGAGGAAGAGCGGTATTGGTGGGAAATTAGCAGAATGAACGATGAAATGTTATACGGGAAGGAGGACTGGTAAAACGAAGAGGCCGAGCGATCGGCCTCTTTTTTTGTTTTATATCGAGCATATCAGGCATGGTTCTCCCTCAGGCTCAGGGAGTAATTTTAATTGTCGTTGGTCTGCTTTTCTAAGTTGCTCAAGTGTATAGCCTTGATTCCACCCCCAAGCCTGCTTTCCGGTGGCGAATGCCTGCTTCTCCCACTCCTCAGCGACTGCGTATAAAGTAGGATGATGCTTTAATAGTCCAAGCCAGTCTGACTTGCGCTGAAAGAAACAGCAGAAGCAGCTAAGATGGCTTCTCCACTCGTATATTGGGTTTAACATATCATACTTCTTACACATCGCTATCGCATCTTTTTTGTCCATGCCAGCTTCGGCTAAAGGATAATAAAATTGTATACCATTTCGTGAAGGTCTATTTAGTCGTCTTGGCTCGTCGGCTCTAATTCCTATAGCTACACGCTCAGCATTTACTCGCTTAAAAAAGGCATCTTGTGGCGCATTTTTTAATACTCTTGTACACCAGCGGATGCGGGGACCCGGGATCATATATCCATAATGTACTAAGTGCTGAAAAAAGCTACCACCACTTACCACGTGTAAAGGCTTGCATACCAGCTTTGACAACCTCGGCAATAACCAATACACCTCAGGTAGTTCTGCTCCAGTGTCGCTAAAGCACATTTCAAAATCTTCTCCACGCTCCCACATAAGCAAAACCAAAGCAGTTGAGTCAGCACCTCCAGAAACGCAAACATAATTCAAATCTTACAACCTCCTTTCTGTCGTAAATAATATTTTTATATTAAACCTACGCTTTAATAATATCACATAAATCGCATTTAATTACAACTTGATGCGGCATAAACATTGGGCAAAGCTCGTCCACAGGATTGACACCAGAAAAGTAAATGTGTACGCCTTCGATGGCGAGTTCCTCGCAGTGGAAAAGGAACACATGGTACTCGTGGGGAGCACAATTGTAGAAGTATGCGGCGACGATATCGTCGCATACAAGATGACAGCCAATGGCGCAGAGGTCATCGCGAGAGCAAAAACAAATGCGATGTACCAATTTATTAAAGATGTAGCCAACGCGCTATAAAAAGAGGTTCTTCCTCCTCCTCAGCTATTTCGCAGGCGGGGTCGAAAGATCCCGCCATTTTTAATGCAAATTGAGTCTCGAGACCCAATAAAAAAGCACTTGACATAAAGATATATAGATATATAATATAAGCATCAAGAAACAAAAAGGGAGGAATGAAAATGAACTTTAAGGATCTACAGAAGAAATATAAAGCGGTGAGGGGAAAATACGAGGAGGCGGAGGCCAAATATCTAAAAGAACTACACCAATACGATGATTTGCTTAAGAAGGATTTGGAGAAATACGTTGATATAAGTATGGAGCTAAGGGAAAAACACGGAGTCAATGAACTGCATAAAGAATTAATCGAAGTGGGAAAAGAGCTGATAGAAAAAGGTAAGGACGCTCTATATAAAACAAAGGAATTCCAGCAATTACCGCAGTTGGAGCAGGAGCAAATCAGACAAGTCCTGGAAGATAAAATCCTATTGAGGCTCTGCAATATCAGGGAGAAGGTTCTAAATATCTTGGCGAACTGGAAAATAAGTTAGCAAAAATCCCGGCTTTGAGCCGGGAAATTTTTTTAGTGGGAGTAGTTCAATATGACCATTGACAATTATGCAATCGATGTTATAATAAAGATATATATAAATCATAAAAAGGAGGAGTCACAATGGAACANGAAAAGGANTATGAAGTCATGGACGCAGAAGTAGTTGANAGCTCNNTTGTGCCNGTNGCNAGNGAAGCACTCGTNGANCTTGCGGCACAAGCGGAGCGGAGGGTTGAGGCGATCAATAAGATCAAAGCGTATTCGCTTCGTTTGACTCAACCTAGCGATTGGGTCGACCAGAACGGGAGGCCGTATCTCCAAGTTTCTGGTGCAGAGAAGATCGCCAGGTTGTTCGGTATTTCGTGGAGGATCGATGAACCGATCCGTGAGGAGCTCGAAGGTGGCCACTATATTTACACCTACAAAGGATATTTCAGCTTAGCAGGAGCAGAAATCGAAGCCATCGGTTCTAGGTCATCGAAAGATCCTTTCTTTAAGCGTTATATCTATGTAAATGGGGAGCGTAAGGAGCTCCCGCCATCCGAGATCGACCCAGGCGATGTTAAAAAGGCCGCTTACACAAACTGCATCGGCAACGGCATAACGAGACTGCTAGGTCTTCGCAATATCAGCTACGACGACTTAGAAAAAGTAGCTGGTATCAAGCGTGAGCAAATAACGCAGATTAAGTACGGCAACAAGAGTAAGCAAAGCGACGAAGCTACACAAGTAGAACCTCAAGAAATCATCGGCGAAGTGACTGACGTTCGACAAAGAAAAGGTAAGACTAAAAACGGCAAAGATTACGTCTTGTATACCATCCTTGTCGGCAACGATCAATACAGAACCTTCAGCGAGTCCTTTGCAAAGCTTGCCAAAGAAGCAAAGGAGACGGGGACTCCAGTTATAGTAAAATTTACAGCAGACAACTTTGGTTATAACGTTGAGTCGATCGAACTTACTATACGTGAGCCTGGGGAGGAGGGCTAAAAATGGCTATCGTAGAAAAGATCATGGAAGCAAAGCAAAAGAAAATAAAGCAGTATCCCGTGAACAGCAACCGTGCCTCCGACCTTGGCCATCCGTGCGTAAAATATCATGTGCTCAATCGTACGAGGTGGCAGGAGAAGGAGCTACACGACGCTAGCCTTCAAGCTGTGTTCGACTTGGGCAACGAGTTCGAGCAAATTATCATGAAAGACTTGAGCGAAGCGGGAATACCAGTCATAGAGCAGCAACGGCCGTTTGAATGGAAAGAATACCAGATAACTGGCCACATCGACGGCAAGCTACTCATCGACGGGCAGGTTATACCTTTTGACGCTAAGTCGTGTTCACCTTTTGTCTTCGACTACATAAGCGACATACGAAGCTTGAAACAGGGGAAATATCCGTACTTGCGTAAATATCCTACACAGCTAAACCTTTATCTTCTTATGAGCAACAGCGAGCGTGGGTTACTGCTTTTTAAAAACAAAGTGAACGGCCAATACAAGGAAGTATGGATGGACATTGACTACGAGCTTGGCGAAGAAACTTTGCAACGAGCTGAAGCGATTAACCGTCATCTTTCAGAAGGTACTTTACCAGAACCAATCAACGATCCCTTTTGGTGCAACGACTGTCCATATGTCCACATATGTTGTCCACCAATCATTGGTACTGAGGTTGAAATAATGGACGACCAACAGCTTGCATCGATGCTTGATCGATTAGATGAGCTCAAACCTTACGTCGATGAATACAAGCAGATTGACGATCAACTAAAAAAGATCCTTGAAGGCAAAGAAAAGCTACTGGTCGGCAACTGGATGATTACGGGTAAGTGGGTGGAAAAGAAAAGCTACGATATACCGTCAGAAATAAAAGAAAAATACGTGACGGTTACACGCTACTGGAAGAGGAACATTGAGAAGATAACGGCTGAATAGTNNANGAGAAGGGGCACGAAAGTGTCCCTTCTTTTTTGCAAAAAGACTTGACTTTTTATTATTTACATATATAATTAGAAAGGAAAATGAACGTAAATTAAAGGAGGTATAATTACATGGAGTACAAAGAACGACTCTTAACTCCAGAGGAAGTAGCAGAACGACTTGGTATTAAACCTAACACCGTCAAGGGATATTTTAGGACTGGTCGTATTAAAGCTATAAAGGTTGGCAAACTTTGGCGTGTACGTGAAAGCGACCTTCAGAAGCATATTGAAGGAGATCATATTTAATGAACCCACCTAAAAATAAACCCAATATAAAAATTAGTATATTCTTAGAAAGGAGGTGCCGTCTTGTCAAAAGATGCATACTATTTCCCACACGACAGTAACGCAAGACAGGATACGAAGATCCTAAAGTTGCGCATAAAACACGGCTGGGCTGGGTATGGCTTATAGTGGG